ATGCCGAGGGCAAGGATTGAATCCTTTCTTGAAAGAGATTTATCTAATCAAGTTTGGACAACAACCTGCAACATTTGTTGTATCGAAAGAAGCGTTTTTAAAACGTGCAGAAGCTAATTCTCAATACGATGGAGCAGAAAGTGGAATCATCGTTATGAATGGAAATGGTGAGATAATCGAACGTAAAGGTGGCTTCTTCTTAAAAGGAAGTGAACAAGTTGTTGGTGGATGGGCAAAAGTCTATCGCAAGGACAGAAAATATCCATGTGAAGTGCAAGTATCATTTGATGAATATGCAGGAAGAAAAAGCGATGGACAATTAAATAATCAATGGGCGACAAAGCCTGCAACTATGATTAAAAAAGTTGCATTAGTACAAGCCTTGAGAGAATCATTCCCTAACGATTTGAATAACTTGTACACTGCTGAAGAACAAGAGGATATGGAAATTCCTTATGTAGATTCAAGACCTATTGAACAACCAAAATATAATCAACAAGATGTTACTGAACCACAGTTCGAGCCTGATAGACAAGCAGAGCCAGTGATGAACAATGAATCGCTCGTATAAGGAAAATCTATTACAAGGACAAATCAAGGAATGCTTCTTTACTAGAGAACCACGTGAAGAAAACCTTTGTATACACCACGTATACAGAGGTGCATTCCGTGATAAGTCTACTGAGTATGGATGTTGGATATGGTTAAGACATGATTGGCACAACCAAACGAATTACTCAATCCATAACGATAGAAACTTAGAGTTACGAATTCAAGCCATGTGTCAAATGGCATTTGAAGATAGATACAGTCATGAAGAATTCATGGAAGTATTCAAAACAGACTATATCGAGAAATTCAGAAATAGATATGGAAACACTTCAAGCATTTATACCGAGTACAGACAAAGAAAGTTGGTGATGGAAAATGCTAATTGATGGACAGAACGTGTATATGTTCAATCCATTTCAGATGAAAGATTGGACAGAAGAAGAAATTGCCAATCAAGTGGATTATCTGATTTCCTGCATAGACAACGATGCAGATACACCTTATCAAATTGCTAAGAACATAGAAAATGTATCGAATCAGTTGTTTCTCTTTGGAGAATGCATCGCACGATACGTGAA